GCGTCTTTAAAAGACCGCAACCGTGACCGTGATTCACGTCAGCAAGATGTACTACTAGTACGTCAAGGTAAAATTGCTAGCGTATATCCTGATTTTTTTCCAGAAGGTGTAGAGGCTAACGTAGTTGCCAACTTTGTTGACATTGTTGCCCGTGACCTATCAGAAGTTATGGCTCCACTACCAGCAGTTAACTGCTCTGTAGTTAGCCAAACAAAAGACCGTGCTCGTAAAGCAGCAGACAACCGTACTCGCATTGCTGCTAACTATCTTTATAATTCCGAGTTGCAAGTACAGATGTATACAGGCGCAGACTGGTACATCACATTTGGGTTTGTTCCGTTCATTATTGAACTGGACACTGAAGCAAAGTTGCCGCGTATTCGCGTAGAAAGTCCTATCGGGGCTTATCCTGAGTTTGACCGCTACGGACGCTGCGTTGCTTTTGCTAAGCGTTATGCTATGCCACTGGCTGAATTGATTTCTCAGTTCCCAGAACATGCTGACGTTTTACTTGGTCGTGACGGATACGACCAGGACATGAATAGTAGATTTGAGATTGTTCGTTACTACGACCAGTATCAATCTATTATTTTCGTTCCAGACCGCCAGAACCTAGTTATCTCCCGTGCCAAAAATCCTATTGGCAAGATGATGGTTGTAGTCGCAAAGCGACCAACTGTTGATGGAGAGATGCGTGGGCAGTTTGATGACGTGCTTGGTATTCAGTTGCTTCGAAATAGATTCGCATTACTTGCGATGGAAGCAACAGAGAAGGCCGTGCAGTCACCACTGATTGTCCCTGACGATGTGAACGAGTTCCAATTCGGTGGAGACGGAGTTATCCGTACTAAGAACCCAGCAGGTGTTCGCCGAGTTGAACTACCAGTATCTGGCTCATTGTTTAATGAGCAAGCAGTTCTACAAAATGAATTGCGTACTGGTACACGCTATCCTGAATCACGTACTGGAAATGTTGATGCTTCAATCATTACTGGTCAAGGCGTGCAAGCCCTTATGGGTGGATTTGATACACAGGTTAAGTCAGCGCAGGCTATCTTTGCCTCTGCACTTAAGAGTGTAATCTCACTTTGTTTTGAAGTAGATGAGAAAATCTTTAACGAGAACAAGGCTATTCGTGGTATTGATGCAGGTAGTCCTTATGCAATTGAGTATCTACCATCAAAGGATATTAAGGGAGACTACTCTGCTGATGTTCGTTATGGAATGTTGGCTGGTCTTAATCCAGCGCAGGGACTTATCTTTATGCTACAAGCCCTTGGCGGTAAATTAATCTCTAAGGATTTAGCACAACGAGAATTGCCATTTGGAGTTAACGTAACTCAGGAGCAGGAAAAGATTGAAGTTGAGGAAATGCGTAACGCACTCATCTCATCTCTTAATGCTTCAGCACAAGCAATTCCACAACTTATTGCTAATGGCGGAGACCCAACTACAATCGTTAAGAAGATTGCAGATGTTATCCGTATGCGCCAGAAGGGCACTCAGATTGAGGACGCAATCAATGACGTGTTCGCTCCAGAATTACCACCTGCTGGGGAAGCACCTATGGTTGAGCAACCGTCCCCTGCTCCCGCCGCGGCTCCAGCAGGTGGCGCTATTCCTCCGCAGGGATTACAAAGTTTACTTTCCAGTCTAACGATGGGTGGAACAGCAAACGCTTCGGCACGAACCGTAACTCAAAGATAACTAGGTAGGGGACAATGACAACACTGGCTGCTTATCAAGGAGATGGTTGGTCTGTAATCGGTTGCGATTCTAGAGCATCCGATGAGAGTGGTCGTCCTATGACGATTGCTACACACAAGATTACCGAAAACAATGGTTATTTAATTGCTGGTTCTGGCGCTAGTCGTGGTTCTAACATCTTGCAGTTTGGATGGAAACCACCTAAGCCAACTAAGTTAGAGAACTTAGATTTGTTTATGACACAGAAGTTTATTCCTGCAATGCGTAAAGTTTTTATAGATGCAGGTTATGACATGAAAGAAGACGGGGATGCAGCAGCGCAGGATTCAGATTTTATTATCAGCATACATGGAACTATTTATCCTATCTTTGAGGATTATTCTTGGGACCGTGATATCCGTGGTATTTATTATGGTGGGAGCGGTGGCGATGTTGCTTTGGGAGTTATGGAGGCTTTACATATTGATAAAGCGAAAACTCCAGAACAAGCGGAAAAAATAATCCGTAGAGCAATTGAAGTTGCTTGCATGTGGGACATCTATACAAGTGCACCAATCATAACAAAGATTCAGTACGCAAAATGAGTGAGAAGTTCAGGGAGAAAATAGAGCAAGCACTAAGAGTTCTAATAGAAGAAGACCCTGAAGGGTCTAACTACATCTGCGCTAACTGGCTAATAATTACAGAATGGGCAGATTATGATGGAACTCGTTACTTGCATACGGAAGTGTCAGAAGCAATGACACCTTGGAATGCCTACGGCATGATGCGTATGGCTAAAGAATACAATAAAGAATCTTTTGGCGAACCGCCAGCAGATGAAGATGATGAATTGGAAGACGAAGGAGATGAGTAATGACAACTGCACCAGAAGGACGTGGTGGCTATCGTGCGCCGTCTAACCCAGCAGCAGTATCAGGCCCTGGCGCTCTTTCTCAACGCACTGACGGGGGACCAACACAAGCCGCAAGATATATTCCAGGTTTACCATACGGACAAGGACAGCAAACTTACTCAAACCAAGATGGCTCCAACTGGTCGTGTTAATGAACCAATTGAAAATGGTATTGACATCGGACCAGGTGCTGGAAGTGAAGTAATGAACCTCCCATCAACCAAAGAACCTCTTTCTGTAACTATGCGTAAGATTGCACAGTTTGACCCAACTGGAGAAGCAGAACTTATTTATTCTACCCTTGCTGAATATGGGTACTAATGGCACGCATCAATCCAGTAGTAGGAGAAGTTAACCCTGCCATTTACAATGCAGCAAAAAATGCTAATCTGTCTCCAGATGGGCAACTTGCTGTTGAACAACTGTCTTATACTATTAAAAAAGCAAAAGAACTTCGTGCTCTTAAAGTAGATGATGCTAAGCGTGAGTTTCAATCATTAACAGAAGAAGCCCAAACAAACATTAAGGCTTTATACCCAACGGCTAAGTTTATTCAAGAAGACCCTACATTGCTTCAACGCGGTCTTGGTGCTGTAACCTGGTTTGGTAAGGGTTTGTTAAGCCCTATTATTAGTACACTTCAAGTTGCAATTGCATATGGTAAGACAATCAATACTGGTTATGTTGTTGGTAGAGAAGTTGCTCAAGGTTCTAACATATTTTCAAAGAAGACTTGGGACGATGCATATAATGGCCGAGATGCTTGGGACAAAGGCGCTATTGCAAATGCGGAAAAAAAGTATGGCAAGGAAAATGTTTTTGTAGCACAAGGTTTACTATCTGGTAAAACTCCTGGTGAGATTATTGAAGGCTATGGTAAGCCAGATACAAAGATTCTTAGTGCTATTACATATGCATTTGACAATGAAAAAGAATTTGGTCAAATAGTTTTTGACACTAAGGCTGCTGGTATCTCTCCAGGTCGTGATATTTATCGCAAAGTTTACACAGCAAATCAGGCTGAAAGCGGAAATCTAAATACCCGTGTGCTATCTGGAAAGTATCAGACTGGTATAACTGGAACTATTGATACAATTTATCAGATTGCTATTGACCCACTAACGTGGGTTACTGGTGGAACTAGCAAGATTGCCACAAGAGGTGGCCGTGTTGCAGAACTTATTATGCAAGAAGCATCTAAGGGAAACTTTCAGGGTGCAATTCGAGTAACATTTTCAGACCCTAAGGTTAAAGACCTATGGGATAATGGTGTTGGTCCTGCTATTAGAAAGTTTGCTGAAGCCAAAAAAGGTACAATGGCTAGGTCAAATGCTTATCGTGAGTTAGTTCAGAACTATCCTGGCTTTAGTAACTTTGAAGTTACAAAGTTGCTATCAGATAAAAAGGTTTTTGATTCTGAAATTGCTGAAAGTTTCTTTGGAGAAATTCAAAACATAAATATTTTGCTTAATGGTCGTGTTGATGGCATTACATTTATGCGTAATGGTATTCCAACGGCACAATCAGAGCGTCACATTAGCATGGGCCTTGCTAAAATTGTAGATTCAATTATGAATCCTACTGCCGCTAATGGAAAAACTGCAACAGACCTTGCTAATGCACAGAATAAGGGTCTTGATGCTGTAAGCATTCTTAGAACTGCTGGCGAAGATATTGATAAGGGCGTTAATGTTGCTGGTATTGGTCGCTTTGCCGACATTGATAAGGACATCAAGCGTGCACGCCGTATTGGTGAGATTGTTGGTAAGTCTGCTAGCCGCAATCCTGCTGGTACACAGATTCTTCTTGGCGATGATGCAGTTAAAACTGCTGAAAACTTCCGTCTTGTAGCACGACAGGTATTTACCCGTGATGTTGCTGACTTTGTGACATTCCATTTCTTGGATTCACAGGCTGATGAGCAGGTTATTATTATTCGTAACCTTTATGCAGCAGTTATGCACCGCTATGGCTTGCATGGAACTGTTGAAGGTCGCAAGATTATGGAAGAAATCCTTAATAGGACTTTCAATAACCGTTCTGGCATGACTACTACTTCTAGAACAGAAGTACCCACAGATTTTATAGGCGATATTAGCCAACATGTACTGCGTATTGAGAATGATTCTCCTATTCTTAATGCACGTGGAATTGTGCAGCCTAGTCAGGTAGCAGAAGGCATAGGTTCTTTGCCGTATGAGCAGTAAGTATGTCTCTGAGTTTGTAAACTTCTGGACAATTCTTACACTATTCCCACGTTTGGGTATTCGTTCTGCTATTGATGAGGCGTTTATGTACGCCCTTAATGCACCATTACTTGACCTGCTTTCACTACGAAAGATTAAGGATGTTCAAGAGTTTAAGAATGTAGCCACAGCACTTACTGGTTCTACATCATCTGTTGGTCCTATTCGCCGTGGTATTAACAAAGCATTCCGCAAGGGCGGTCCAGAAGAAACCCTTAGTGTAGGCGAACGTGCTCAGATTGCTAGCGACCTAGCAATTAGGAATGATATTCCAATTGAAGAAGTAACACACTTAATGATTCGTGAAGAAACCATTAGGCGTGTATACAGTGCCTTTGGCGTTGATGAATCTATTACACAGTTTAAGTGGCTAAAGGATGCATTTGTGCATCATCCAGATGTTATTAACTCAATGGCTGCTTCTATATCTGCTCGAACATCCCTTGGTGGTAAGTTTGATAAAGATATTATTGATGCAATCTTTACACCATCTACTCTTT